ACGGGTAGCACACGGGTATCCCTACCTACCTACCTACCTACCTACCTACCTACCTACCTACCTACCCCATACCCCTCGCATACACATACCCTTTACCAACACCCCACCTAGTAGTACCCTCGCCCCTATGAAGGGGACACCTTGTATCCACCACCTATCACCTAGAGCAGACACCATTAGAGGTATCAGGACACTTCGCCTAGTGAACCCCCTACACACATACCAACAGGTGATAGAGGAGTGGCACTACATAACAACCTTTATGAGTAACGCCTTTAGAATAATGCGTAAGCAACGCATAGTGAACAACATACTTACACCTCAACTCAATATGAGCGCACTACATATACGCACAGAGAAGCAACTAGGTATATACCAGACAGTCGATTACATAAAGACAATGACACCAGAGCAACAACACATAGTAAATGATGAAATAAAAAGACGGCGCATAAGGGCATACACCACACTCTTACGCACTACCTCAACAAGTGAGTTCTCCAGATGAGTTCGCATACACACCTACCTAAGTTCGTGATAGCACAGCGCACGGTGTCATATCAGGTGAGTGACATACTTCGTGGTATGAGTGATGATGACATTAGTTCTCTCACTCTTAGCGACCTACTAGACATAGTAGATAGTTCAGCCGTACTTGACTTCGGCAGTACTGACTATGTCACCTATACAGATGAACACGGTATTGACCTGCTATCCAAGATAGACCTAGATGCGCCTTACCCCACAACCACACCATAACCACACAGGGGCAGGGGTAAGACGCTAGGACAGCGTACAGGGGGTATCCATATTTCTGGGAAAATGCGTCTAGTCTGATACTCGCCGAGTAGCCTACGGGTATGACCACACACACATACACAACCACATACAACGAACAACGAGGTGCTTACCGCAAGGGCGCACTGATACAAGCCAGAGTTATCCCAGAGCGTATGAGTGCCTATGGCGTTCGTACAGAGTGGGCAGTGTCACTAGTCGTAGCCTCACCAACAGGTGACAGTTCAGACTTTATTGACCTACCTATTCCTTGTCTCTCACTCCTACAAGCGTGCGATATCGCAGATGACTACAACAGTGGATTAGCACCAGAGTTGGTAGGACACTTTCACGCTTTGTACAAAGAAACCAGTTCTATCTGATGGGTAACCTACGGGTATGTTCTGGTTGTGGAGTTGAGCAACCGTGTACACAGCAAAAGAATTATCCAGATAATGGTTGGGTACTACCCTTTGACACTTTCGGTTACTACGGTGGCTTTGATGACAATGTTGATGTTCTGCTATCGGATATCCAGAGCAGACAGTGGGTATTCTGTCACGACTGCGTAGTCAAGTTCCTTACTTTATTCCCTCGCTTACAGGACACTTTCAGCAAAGGCCTACACCCCTGCGAGAGTGAGACACCTTGTTGTGAGTGGGCTTGGCGTGGGACTGACAAGTTCGGCGAGTATGAAACCAATGAGAGTGGCGAACTTGTACCTGCCAGTGGAGCGCACTACCAAGTAGTCCAGAACGGATTATGGGTAGACGCCGAGAGTGATGAGTGACCACTACGCAAAGCCGTATCTCTACGACCAACCAGATGACGTCATAGCCAGATACGAAGCGATAGCCCTTGAGCGAATAGCACAGTCAGCGTCAGCAGAGGGTCAGAGCCACTTTGATTATGTCCAGACTGCCTTTGACCTCATTCACGCAGTTGCTAACGAAGTGTGGCTTAGCGAGATTACTTACGAATAGATAACTTTTTCGAGAAAGCCGGGGCTCCTCACCACCTCATCACAGGTGTATCCAGTTATCTATTAGATAACTATTTGTCCGACACTCACGATAAAGATATTTCCACCCTGAACAATGTAGGCGTATTCTTTTTCAGTTCCCTGATACTCAACGAAGGTTGCCTCAACCGTTCCAGTGCGTTCCCGTTTTGCTTTCCCGTTATCGGTTATGTATCCGAACGATACGGGTATCTGCACAGTTGTTCCCTTTTTTATTTCTGTTGTGTTCATTATTCTGGGCAGTCCTCGTACGGGTTCTCGTTACCCTCGTTATCCTCGCACGAACAAAAGCCGAATAGGGCTACTTGTGTTTCGTGTGTGAGTTCAGCCATATCGTCATAAGACGGTGAGCCACCGAGTTGGTCAATGACAACACTCCAGAAGTCCACAAATAGTTTCTCTTGTGTGTTCATCAGTTACCCACCATAACTTTCACAGCCCCAACCATCACCATCAGCGTCAAGGTTGTCAGTGTCTTCATCACCAACCCATACTTCTTCACCTATATCGGCGCAGTTTCTATTATCAATAATGTCTAACGGGTCATTTGGGTCATAAGACGGGTCATAAGACGGGTCGTAATCGGTGTACGGGTCTTCACAGTAACCAGTTGCCCAGTCGCAATTTCCATACTGACCACCACTACCTAATCCCTGAAAAATTCCGACAACAAATACAAGTACGACAAAAGCAATAACGGAAGTCACAAGTATGTTTACAAAACGCTGTCCAGTGGATTGCTCTTTATTCATACCGAGTGCTTCTTTTATATCATTTGTTTCCATCATTTTCCCCTTGTCTAGTAGTTATCTATGAGTGTATCTCTACGGGTACAGAGTAGCCAGAGTTACTTACAGTCCTCTATCATCTCTCCACCATCAGTAAGGCGAAGTTCACAACTGTTATGGGTAGGTAGGTAGATGGTGTCTCCAATGGTGAGTGTCGTGCCGTATATCTCTACGAGCCTGTTCACTGCTTCCATAAAGTTCCCATCACAGTTCATACGGGCTATCCAGTAAAGGGTGTCTCCCTCTTGGATTACTACGGGTGCGCCAGTACAAAAGAACTCACTGCTCTCTGTCCGTTGCTTGCTCAAGTATGAAAATGCGAACACTGACGCAATAGTCAGTGCGATAGTGATGAGTACGGTCTTTGCTGTTCTGTATGTGTTTTCGCTCACTGTGTTCTCCCTTTGTTGAGTTATCTATTAGAAGTGGTCACGGGTTAGTTGGTCGTGTACTGCGTCATCTTGCATCTGTTCCTCAAGGCTCGCAATCTTTTGGACAAGTGAAAGGTGTCTGTTATTCAGACCCTCAAGTTTTTCTGTTTTTGTTTCTGTGTCTGGGCGTGAGTTCCAGTACACAAGTTCTGACTCAACTTGGGCGATAGCCAGAAGGCAGATTTCATAAGTTTTAGTAAGTGTGGTCATAAGAAAACCTTATCCAGTTATTTCGGAAATAGCAAGGATTATCGGAAGCCCCCCGTCTCACGGCCACACAAGCACACAGGGATAAGCCCCGGCTTTTTCCCCTGTGTGCTTGGGCGTGTGTGAGTTATCTATCAGGGAACTGGCGCACCCTTCGGGCTTGCCCTCAATGTGGGGGGGTGGGTTTGGGGCGAGACTCCGCCCCTCTCCCGTCAGTACCCCAAGACGCTGTGTGCTGGTTTGCCCTCGGGGATGTACTGTGCGACCCACTCTCGGTTGAGACCACAGTCGGTCAGGAACTCGGCGAACTCGCTTGACGATGTGTCACGCCAAGAGCCTGCGAGAGCCTCAACCATGCCGAACGCCACCTGTGCGATGTGCCAAGTTGCGTCACGGGAAATGGTGTCGTACCAACCGCTCTCGCTCTCATCCTCGTCCTTTTCCCATGGGAAGCCACAGCCACCGAGGGTTGCGTCACGGTAGTCCTCGTAGTCAAGGCTGTCACGCTTCTCTTGGGCATACGGGTCGGGGGTTGGTTCGGACATGAGGCGCACGATGGATGTGTGCGCTCGGATGGATTTTGAGACTACGGACTTTGCTTCTTTGAGGTTCATGATTTTCCCTTCGGTGTGTGGTGTGACATCATCGTATCAGTAGAGGTACAGACTTGCAGAGTTATCTATTAGAGATGGTCGGGTGCGTTTGAGTTTGGCCGTGACAAAACATCTGGGCTTTTTGGAAACATCTGGGCTTTTTATCGGAAGCCCCCCGTGACCAGAGCAGGCCAAAAGACAGGGAAGCCCCGGCTTCCTCGACCCCGTTCCCATTAGAGCCAGACCTACGCAGGAAACCTCTCTCTACCTCTAAGATGTATTCAGATAAATCTATCTAGAAGGTAAGTGAGAGGACAGGCTATGGCACACGAGTTAGAAATAACAAAAGATGGGGTGGCTCGTATGGCGTACTCCAATAGAGAGATACCTTGGCACAGGCTTGGGGTAGCAATGAACGGTCTCCAGACAGCAGAGGCAATGCTTCAGGCTGCTGGGGCTGACTTCGACGTAGTTACTACACGGGTTGCTGTATGTGATGACAATGGTGAGCCGATTAGAAACCCAGACAATACGCCAGTCCTCATTAGTGATAGCCGTGCGACCGTACGGGTGAATAGTGACGGGACATTTGATGGTCTGTCTACCGTTGGAACTCGCTACGTGGTTCAGCAAAACAAGGAGTGTCTGGACTATGCATTGGCGATAGTCGGCGCTAGCAAAGGTGACGCAGTAGTCGACACCTGTGGAGTTCTAAACGAAGGGCGTGAGTTTTTCGCCTCGCTCGACTTGGGTTCTCTAGTCATTGACCCAATGGGAATAAACGACAGCATTGAGCGTTATCTATTAGTAAGAAACGGACACGACGGCAAGACGCCGATTACCTTCGCTAATACTTCTATTCGTGCCGTATGCAAGAACACGGTTATCGCTGGTATGAAAAACTCTAAAAGAGTGTTCACTGCTCGACATACCAGAAACGTGGAGACAGCAATAGAGCAGGCGAACGAAGTCCTAAATATCTCCAATGTCTGGGCGTCAGAATTCACCAGAACTGCAGAGAAACTTCTTTCAGTAAAAGTCGCACCGGGAACGAAAATATTCGGTGATGTTCTTGATGCTGTATTCCCTTTAGAGACTGGCTCTACGTCAAGACAAAAGAAAAATAGAGATAATGTCTTGTCTCTTGTCAAGGGTGTTTATGAAAGTGACAATAATGCAAAGGGCTACGGGTATAACGGGTGGTCAATGCTGAACGCAATTGGCGAATACCTCGACCACTATCGTGAAGCAACTCCGATAGAAAGAGCATTGGCGTCAATGGATAATAACTCTTGGGTCACTAGAGCCAAGATGATTGCTCAAGACAAACTCTTGTCAGTATAAAGAGCGATTTCGGTTGTATTATCTATTTATAACTTCCACGAAGTGAGGCAGTAGTGAGCGAAGAACACGACGACGAAATGCCGGACTTTACAGACGACTATTCTGATGACACGCCTACTCGTGAGGAACTAGCAATTTGGCTGAGCGAGTTCATGTCGCAATCACAAAAAGCAACAGCAATGTATCGCAACCACTTCTGCACTTTGCTTGTCGCAAAACTTCACCACGAATTCGGTATCGAAGGTATGTGTGAACTAATGATGGCTATCGACAAGAGGGCTGGCTGGGTGTCCGACATTATTATCGAGGACAACGATATTCATGATGTCTTGTTCCGTGATTACGGCGTATTCGATAATGACGCAATAATCAAAGCACGTATGAGCAGTCAACTTACAGAAATGAATAAGAAAATCTGGAGACTAAGAAAGAAGTACTCGAAGCTTATTGCCGAGGAAATAGCCTCTGGCGCTAGCGCTAGACAGACAGAAGCGTAATTACCTCTTAGAGGCTTTCTCCATAAGGTTTAGTATCAACTGAACCGCACCCTCTGTTTCGGCGAACTCTCCACCCTCTACTGCGGCGTTCACTACTGACCTTTTGTTATCTATTAGAGAATATATGTATTCATCTATTGTTCCGCTAGTCAGCATGTACGTAGCCGTTACTGAACCCTTCTGTCCGAGGCGGTGAAGTCTCGAGTAAGTCTGGTCTACGTCTGCGGGTGTCCATGGGAGTTCTATAAACAAGCACTCCTCTGATGATGTCAGGGTGTGTCCGGTCTTTGCCGCTTGTATGGAAAGCACGATTACTGGCGCTTCCTCTACGGGTAGTGTCTGGAACTTCCTCTTGTTCTCCTCTACTTCCTCTACCTTCATGCCACCCTGGATACGCAAGCCACCGAACTTTCTGGCTAGTTCATCAACAACGTCTCTATGGTGAGCAGCAACAACTACTTTCTTTCCATTGTCTATTCTTTCTTGTATCCACTCTATGGCTGCTTCCATCTTGGCTTTAGCAGCCAGTCTCCTAAGAACCGATAGCCGTACAAGGTGTTCGTTCGCTTCTGCTCTAATCATTGCCGACATAGCAGCGTTGTATGAGGGCAGTCCTTGCTCTATTGCCAATTGACGGGCTCTCTCTGCGATGTACATCAAAATGTCTTCTTCAGCCTTGACGTACTCCTTCATTGCCGGCGCTGAACCGTCGACTACTAGTCGGCTATGTACAACGGGTGGAAGTTCGGATAAGACTTGGTCCTTCGTTCTACGTATGTAGCATGCACCTCGTAGTCGTTCGTTTAGTTCGTCGAGGTGTGAGTTACCACTTAGGTTCCATTGACCAAATCGGTCTTGGTACGCTGCGCAATACCTTCGATAGAAGCCCCATAGTCCACCGAAGTCCTTTAGTCTCCCGAGTATGTCCAACTGACTTGCGTATTCCGCTGGTCTATTGGTTACGGGTGTTCCAGTGAGGCATAGCACAGGTGTATTTTTCTTTGTGCTTCTGGCTATCTTTACTGCCGCTTTTGTTCTCTGTGCTGTTGACGTCTTGCAGTAATGACTTTCGTCGAATACGTACGAGCCATGTTCCATTAATTGTGACTGCCATGCCTGTATGTTGCTGTACCCAACGACAACGACATCATAGGAGTTCTTTTCTGGGAAAGACTTCCTGTTAGTTACTGCGCTCACTCGTCTGTGTGGGACCCACTTGGATATTTCGTACGACCAGTTAAGAACAAGGCTTGGTGGACAAACGATTACCGCTGGATAGACATCTCCCTCACGTGACGATAAGTACTCGAGTGTCGCTATCGCTTGTATCGTCTTTCCTAATCCCATCTCGTCAGCGATAAATGTTCGTCTGGCATTCGCAGCGTAAGCAACTCCCGCTTTCTGGTAAGGCAATAGTTCTCCAGTCAAACCGGGAACAACAATGTCAGCGTCGGTCGAGCGAGAGGCCTCTATGAGCGTATTTATTTCAGTATTTACTCTTTGTGATATCGCTGTTACGCCGGCGTCTACCGGTACATCAAAACCGTTAGCCCACTCGATTACCTGGGTTATCGATGACAGTGGCGCACGCCATGAATATCTATCGCCGTCCCATGAGACTGCAGGTATTTTCTTTACCGCCGAAATGATTACTCTTTCGTACGGGAACTTCATATAAATCATTTCATCATGAAGCGATACTCTCTTGTCCCCTTGTGAAGTAATGCTTTTAGGGGCTTGGAACTTAAGTATGTCCGACGTGATATCGAATTCGTATTTCAGGGCAAATTCCCTGGCCGAAGCAATAGAGGTTATTGGAACTCTCCAGATACGTGAGACCTTGTCCCACCTGGCACCCTCGACACGCTTCATCTCATTGACTTGCTCTTGGTCGTAGGGGAAGTCGAAGAGAAGCTCTCTTCCGTCCAGGTACATCTTCATTAGGGAAGTATATTCCAGATAGGTAACCACTGACGGGCCACATCCGAGCAGCCATCGAAGGGAATAAGATGGTTCTCGCAGTGACCCGTCAGCCACCACGTAAGCCACCCTACAGGTGCAGCAACAGACTAGCCACGGGATAACATGTAACACCTATGAACCAAAGTTACTCCCATTTTAAATGTGTTGTATGCGGCCTTCCAGTTGACCCATCTAATAACAACGTGGAGCGATTAGGCGTGGTCTGGCTTAGGTCAAATGGCAAGACCGTGAATCGGGTGGTAGAGGAACTTCACTCTTACAAGCATGACTTCTGTAACGACAAGGGGATGACCGACTATGTACAAGATGCGCTTTTCTAGACTGGCCGGGCGGCTACGGAACATCAGGGCAGTTATCTATTGGAAGAAGAACAGTCTTCTCGCTCCACCATGTGAGTACTGCATATTCGAAGAAACAACCATGCCTAACTCGCGCGGCCGGATGAAGTACTACCCGGTTTGGATTACATGCACGAATCCACGTTGGGGTGGGCCGGCAAATGACGGATGCCAGTGGGGAAACGTTTAAGTTATCGGAAGCCCCCCATGAAAAGGTTTAGAGCGGGGCTCTGCCCACTCATTAGAGGCTGTCCTCCAAATCTTCGTAGGCATCCTTGTCTGAAATAAATTCGTTGCCCTGTTCGTCGACCTCCTCCAACAGAAACATCTCATGATGAATCTTGCACCAAATGAAGTCGGTGACTAAGCGTGTTTTTCCAATGTCCGAGCAGCGTTCGCAGTAAGTTGTCATGCGGCCATCGTATCAGTCAAGGTACAGACTAGCCGAGTTATCTATTAGTAATTCCTTTCCGGAATGTTTTCTGTTTTCTTTGCAGCTACGTCCATTGCAGCGCACACGCTGGCAAGCCCCGCTAGACACGGTTGACGACGGGGCTCTCCAGAGATGCTGTCGCGCACAAAACAAAGTGTGGCTAGTTTGTACCGTGCCTAGTATCGTGAGAGTATCCACACCAACGAAGGGGAAAATCATGGACACCATGCAAAAGATAAAGGCTCAAGACCTAAAAGAAGGTATGAAAATTAGTTGTGTAGTCAATGGGCTACAAGTACTTTCTGCACCAATGGAATTGACCGAGGTGATTATTGTGAAAGATGATGAGGACGCTGACAATTCTTTTGTAGAAATTGAGGGATACACAATTCCTAGCAAAGAATTAGTTTTTGCATCATTTTCTTTTGATGAAGAAATAGAAGCATTTATCCCAAGTGCAAAGACGGGAACATTTTACGATTTTCTTCCCGAAGGTAATTTCACCGAAGAAGATTTATGGGAAGCGATAGCCGAGCAACACGGACTAGACCCATCAGAAATTATGGACGGCGATTTAGCCGAGTGGCTTTAGTAGTCACCACTAAATAGTTATCTATTAGAGAGAGTGACCTACTTCGGTGGGTCACTCTCTCGCTGTATGTATGGACATAAATAGTTATCTATTAGTAATAGATAACGTCTAAACCTTATTGCGATAATCCCATACGTGAACTAATGGATACAAAGTACCGAGACACTCTAAATCTATTTCTTCATTATCTATGTCTGGCGTAGTGCAGAACATACTTGCCTTAGCGTCTATCCCGTTATAGTTGTCTGGGTAGTTCTCTCTTACTGTTGCCACGAACTCATCAAATTGTTTTCTTCCGATATTCGCGAGTAGTGCTAGTTGGCAAGCGAATAAATCTGGCTCGGTAATTTTTGGCATGGTTAGAGATAGTGTCGCGCGATTATTTCGCTTTTGCTTTTCCCACTCGTCACCGAATTGTTCCGTCAATACTTGTTTCACTTCTTTTGATTTTATTCCAAAGTGTTTTGCGATATCGCATACGGGTACTTCATCAAGAAACATCTCACATATGTATTTATACAATTTGCTGTTTAGTGATATCTCGGTCATGTTCGCCAGTAGTTATCTATTAGTAATAGTTATCTATTAGTAGTATCTCGCTCTCGCCCCTACGGGTGAAATAAGCGATAGCGTCATCACGCTTGATAGTTCGCTCTAGGACTAATGGCTCATCTCCATCACGCGCTAGACGTTCTGAAAACCACTTTGCCCTACTTGGGTCAAGCGTCCATGAGAACCCATCCTCGTTCTGCCCTGCGATACACCCACGATAAACGGTAAGCGTTTCTGGTAGTTCTTTGTACTGCTCGTACTCATCAGCGTCCATCATCAAGTGACGGTCACTCCTATCTGCTGTAAGTAGTTCGTGGATTAGGTACTTTTCTTGCCACATATTTTCTGTACCGATACATACGTCAGCGAGTAGTGACCAGTATTCAGCGTCAGTAAGTAGGTTCTCAATGGAGTCAAAAGCGTTTATGCGATACGGCTTTTCATGTAGATAGACGTAGGTGCTGTACTGCTCGTTCTCTATTGCTCGGTCTATCGCGATTTTCTTCTGGGTATAAAGCAGATTTATTGTCGCTGTATCCAGTACGCCCACGATATGCACGTATGGGTGAGATACGCGCTTACCGAATATCTCGCACTCCACCACGTAGTCCTGTAGTTCGTCTAGTAGTTCTTCCATGTAAGTAAATGTACCAGTGACGTATCAAAATTGCAAGGGTTATCGGAAGCCCCCCGTGTCAGCCAAAAAAGCTTTTGGAACAAGAGCGAGGGAAGCCCCGGCACAAACGCATTGAGAGCGGGGCCCCCTGTGGGTCGGTCGAATGCCGGGTTGTCCACGTCACTATTTCCCCATGGCTAGTCTGTACCACGGGTGGTAGGCTGCGCGTGGCGCAAGCCACCAACTGAAAGGGGACAAGATGAAGAAGACGGTCGAGTGCGGTGTCTGCGGACACGGCGAAGCAACTCACTACCACGAGACCGAGACTGTTCACGAAGATGGACAGGGCGAGTTCATGTGCTGCAGTTGTGACCACGGCTCGGGGGGTTGCCAATGAAAAGGACAATCGAGTGGCGGCTCACCGAAACGCAGAAGGAGCTCATTCTGCGGGCTGTTCTCCACTGCCCTTGCGAAATCGGCGAGGGAGCAACTGAGCACGAGGGTCACCACGCTCAGCTTCGGAAGAGCGAGGAAGAGCTCGAGCAGCTCGGCTGGGTGAGCGGCTCTCTTTGGGAGTACCTCAACGGGGACACTCGCCGAAAGGCCAAGTCTCGCTGAGACAGCAGCCCGCGGGGGTCTCGAACCCTCCGGGCTGCTCACCCCAGCAGGAGCCCCGGCTAAACACGAACCACGCGGGGCTTTCCCCCGAGGGGAAGGCTTCGGCGTCACGGGGGGCTTCCGATAACGCTGGCGCACCCTCTCGCTTCGCTTCGGGCTTGCCCACAAGTGAGCCGACTATCCATAATAGATAACTTGTCAAGTGTGTACCTTGGCTAGTATGATGATTACTAATAACCACTTACCACGAAGGGAACGAATAATGGAGATTATGGAACTAGCCGAGCGAGTAGAGAGTGAAGTGAATAACACTCTCGGGTTTGACCTAAAGCAAGCCCTACTTGTATCCGTTACAGACGGACTATTTGGAGTTGAGTTATCAGCACCACTTACTCACGGAGATGTCTATGAACTATTGGAGAGCGAAGCGTCAATGGAGTTGGCTAAGCGTTCGGAGTATGTCGCTATCGTCACTTGTGGTTGGGCTGCGCCTATCCGTGAAGATGATGATGATGATAACCAAGTAGCACCAAGCCAACACCCAGCCCGTAGGCGTGTCCGTCTAGTCGTACTTGCTAGCCGTAGTTCAGTATCTAGCGTGCTTCGCTTCAGCGATACGCCTGATGAAGTAGTTACAGACGCAGGCAAGGCTACGGGTTCGCTCGCAGACGCTATCCACCAACTCATATCTAAGACGGTTAGAAACTCAAACTAACTACTAATAGATAACTCAACTCACGCCACGACACTCACCCCCCGAGTGTCGTGGCGTTTAGTTATCTATGAGAGATACAGCGAACTCACTCACTAATAGATAACTCAGCCCGAGCAGGGGGAAGCCCCGCTGGAAAGACTTTGTCGCGGGGCTTGTCCCCGAGCAGGGGCTGGGGCAGGCTTCGCCGTAGACGGGGGGCTTCCGATAATTCTGGCGCACCCTGTCGGGCTTGCCCACGCCAACCAGAGCAGTCTCTAATAGATAACTCACGGGCTACGGACAACCTCTAATAGATAACTCAAATGCTGGCAAGTCTGTAAGCGTCTTACTAGGCTTGTAGTACCACTACAACCACAAGGGGGCAAGTATGACCGAAGTTCCAACCAACCGAGTAGATACGGCTGTTGCGTATCTGGAATTACATCATCAGGGCAATTCGTTTTATGCGAGTTTGCTCTTATCGTTTCAGAAGTATGGAACGCTAAGTATCAAGCAGATAGAAGCCGTTGAGAAGGGCGCAGAGCGTGACAAGGCTCGTGCTAAGTCAGAGGTGAACCCTGTAACTGAAATTGGTATGTACCAAAACGCTGACGGTGTTTTCCGTGTAAAGAAAAGCAGGGAGAGTGGCAACCTCTACGCTATGCGTCTTGTTCCAGAAGCAACCACTAAGTCAGAACGCTTTACATACGAGCGTGGTGGCATTTATAAACTCACGGCTGACAACCGTATGACTGTAGAGCAGTGCGCTGAATTGGGCTTGCTGTACTCAATGTGTGTCATCTGTGGCGCAGACCTCACCGACCCAAAGAGCGTTGCTCGTGGTATGGGTGCTACTTGTGCCAAGAACGTCTAATCACTAATAGATAACTAAAAAAGGGGAAAAAATGAACATCATTACATCAGTATTTCTAAGCGCATTATTTCTATCCAGTCCGTTATGGCTTGCTGTAATTATTGGAAAACTCAAGTCACGCCGAGAAGCCAAAGAAAACCTAATCCAAGACACGATAGAGAACGCTATGCGCCGTGGATATGACTGGGGATACGAGAAAGGTCACCTAGACGCAGAACTAGAGAAAGACCCTAACTACACACCAAATGAAAGTCCATTTAGTTATTGGAACATTGGATATAACGACCTACAACGTCAAGGAAGCGAGAAATAATTATGAGTTCACCAAACGAAACAGACATCTATCAGACCGAGTGCGTTCATTGTGAGCGTGAAGCGAACTGGTCTGAAATTGACCCGAACACTGATTTCCCATTTGGATTTATTGAGGACAAATGGGAGAACCTGTGGTGCGAGAAGTGCTACTACGAGGACAGGAAGCAGAGCCGTAGAGGGGGTAATGAGCGTCACTCATCTATTAGTGACTACTCACATTGGAACGAGGAAGCGTCTATCGTCAAGGCGCAAGAGGACAGATACTCCGACTACTATGCCGAGCCAAATGACTATGACGATTACTAGACGTAGTCGGATTACGAGTTATCTATTAGTGATAGGGAACTATCGCTAGTAGGTAATTAGTTATCTATTGAGAATAGGTGAAGCGAGGTGCTTCGTGCTTCCCTGAATAAATATCCTGCGTCTGTAATCCACTTAGCAAATGCGTTCACCTCTGTAACGAGTTCGCTCATTGACACACCCCACTCTTTACATTGGTCATCAAAGTTGCCTTCGGCTATATCGCCCCAGACAGCCTCAATGGCTTGTGCGCCAGTTGTAGCGAGCGTGTAGTAATTCTCTGTAAGTATCAAAATTATTTCTTGTTTATCCATTCGCTCATCATACCGACACAGAACCTTTGCGACTTATCGGAAGCCCCCCGTGTTCAGAGATGCGACAGCCCCACAGGGAAGCCCCGGCAAACGCACCCGCCCGCGGGGCTTCTCCCCAGCTCGGCACCTGCGCGTCACGGGGGGCTCCCGATAACTGGCGCGCGCTAACGCGCTTGCCCACACGCGAACACGGCACAATCTCTAATAGATAACTTGGCTAGCCTGTACCAGCGCTGATACTCTAATAGATAACTACTAGTGAAGGGAACACACGATATGGGCAGAGTATTCGCAGAGGAATTGAGTGGGGGTGAGCTTGGGCTAGGAATGGTGGAGTCAATCCGTATTCACTTAGCGCACAATCATTATCCACCTGTACCAGCGTCAATGGTGCCAGTTTGCATTGACGCAATATTCGCATACAACCAAGGTGATGGGCAACGTCTCATTGAGTTGCCTGCAAACACTTCATGGCGTGGCCATTCAAGCGCGCCAGCAATCGCAATCATTGAGGCCCACCACCTAGATTCATGGTGCGAGTCGGAATACGATGAATACGATGACAATGAAGGGGGTGAATAATGATGGATATAGATTCAGAGGTAATCACGTGCCTGAATCACGATGACCCATTCGACCCTTGCGAGGGTGAGGTTGAGTATCAGATTACTCTGCCAGTGCGTTACTACAATTCAGGCGCAATGGTGCGATTCCCACGATGCGCCAAACACTTCATCGCGTACTGCGATGCTTACGATGAGCGCCAAGCACAAGAGGAACGCTACCGTGCGAGTCTCTATTGCGAACACGGCACCTATGTCGGTGACGCGTGGGGCCCTGATTACTTGTGTGGGCGTTGCGAGTCTGAATGAGCGTGAGTTATCTATTAGGGACTGGCAATCTCTAATAGATAACTTTGCATCGCGTGGGCAAGCGCGTCAGCGCGCGCCAGTGAATCGTCTGGGCAATCAGGGGAGCTCGGAACGGGGGAAGCCCCGCGCGAGAGGCTGAAAGCCGGGGCTTATTCCCGAGCGAGAGGCTCTGGCTGGACACGGGGGGCTTCCGATAACTTTCTGCTGTTTCTTTCTTATTCTGTGAGGGTGCTTGACTTGCTTTCCGACTTTCCCTAACCTAATAGATAACTACTAACCACAAAGGGGATACACAATGAACGCAAAGAGCGAACTAGAGAGACAAGCAAGAATAGACGCACACTATCGGGCGCTGTCTAAGAACATTTGGAGAGTGTCAATTTTTTTGGTCATCACTTTTCTTTTAGTTTTTTTCGGTATGTCTAAGCCGTCATACACTTGCCCTAATCTTTCGGTCACTGTCAAGCAAGGTGACACGCTTGACGCCATAGTGCGTGAACACTGTTCAGGTACTTTCACTGACGCACTTGACGATATGGTGAGCGAGTACGGCTCAACTATCTACGCAGGGCAAGTAGTAACACTTCCAGACAATGACTAATAGATAACTATTTGGCTAGTCTGTACCACTACTGATAGTCTCACACCTAACAACTACTACACGCAAGGGGCAAGCAATTATGGGTTATACGCATTACACCTACAGACCACGCAATAACGCAGGTTCGGCTTATATGTTCGGCAAATTGGCGCTAGACGCTAAGACCATTTGCGATTACGCAAACGCAAACGGAATTCGTATCCGTAACGGCAACGGCGAAGGCGAGCCAGAATTTACAGAATTTTATTTTTCTATAAACGGTGACGCAGAGGCTTTTACAAGTGACGGCAGAGATTTAGCGCACGAGAGTTTCTATTGGGCAGGTATTCCAAGCCAGCCAGAGTGGCGCAAAGATGAGCCAGATTTTTTTGAGTTTTGCAAGACTGCCTACAAGCCTTATGACGCCGTAGTAACGGCGATACTTATTCGGGCTAAGACTATCTACGGGTCTTGTGTCTCTATCTCATCAGACGGCGAGTGGAGTGAGTGGCAGGCAGGGCGTGATATGTACGAGGCGATATTTGGAGAGGTTGCCGAGTGCCCATTTGATAGGGCGAGCGTATGAGCGCCGAGAGCGTGAGAGAGCGAGCGACACTCTCTAGCACTTGTGCCGAGTGTGGGCGAGTGTTTGACCTGCTAGACGATACAGACGCACAAGAGCACGCCTACGGGCACGACTGCGAGGGCTAGTGCTCTGGGGTTATCTACTAATAGATAACTATTCCACCAATACAAATAAGCACCTGGCTCGACGCAAGCGCAACGGAGCCCCGCTGACAACGTTTGACGCGGGGCTTCAAACTGCTCGCACGAACGAGCGTTCGCAGGCACAACACGGGGGGCTTCCGATAACTTCGCCCGACCCCCACGACTTCGTTCCTTCTTTCATTTCAGTCTTTATCATTTGACGGTGGTGGAAGACCCTCTCTCTAATAGATAACTATGGGTGTGGCTAGTCTGTACCTTTGCTGATACGCTGACACCACTCCCGTTGTACCACCACAACTAGACCCAACTGGAGTGGAGAAAAAAATGAGTAAGTCCCTATCCGTGAAAGTCAAGGTGAGTTCGCTCATCAAGGCTTTAGAGCAAGCAAGGCTTGAGCGTGAAAAGCGTTTCCACGCACAAGAGTTAGAGGAAGCAAAGTTTGAGAAGGCAACAGAGGCATACAACCTCGCTGTGCTGAAACTCATCAAGGCAGGCAAGGGAAGCATTGAGGAAGCCTCACGCAACCATTGGTACGGCAGAAACGACAAGCACAAGGGGAAAGTGTCTTTCTCTGTGACTGTGTACTTGCCTACTGGTGCTTTGCCAAAAGAGCCAGAGCGACCTGAAACCTACTCCGAGCGTGAGTACAAGCGAGATGTGGAAAACATCTCACAAGCAATCCGTGTGCTGAAAATGACAGACCAAGAGAGTGTCAATGCCAGCACCTACAAGAGCGTGGCTGAATACCTGTAAACCCCTTCCAGAGAAAAGCCCAAAGGGCTGGTGGGCAAATCGCCTGCCAGCCCTTTCTCCATTTATGGGCGAAGTTATCTATGAAAGATGGGGCGATTACCTCTAATAGATAACTCTGAACGCACTCCGATACACAGACGCTCGCAGCCTGCTGTTCGCTTCACGCAGTTCGGTAATCTCTCCCTCAAGAGCGTTGAGCCTCTGTCGTGTTGCCAAGAAATCAAACTTATTGGAAGCCACCCGTGAGATGGGAGTGATACTGGCAACGAAGCCCCGGCTTTGACGCTTCACCAACGGGGCTTCCTTCGCAGAAGGACTGCTCTGGGACACGGGGGGCTTCCGATAACTGTCGGGTCTGTCGCTCACTCACACAGGCTACCCGAACGGGTGTTCGTATGCCCGAAGTCTCTAATAGATAACTGTCAAGGTATGTTGGAAAGTCTGATACTGGGGGTGTAGGGTAGTGGCTAGCCACAACCCACACCAACTAGAAAGCAGGTAATCAAATGGCTACATCAGCAAGGGCAGTAGAAGCAACAGAGAACTATCTGAAGGCTTTGACACTCCAAGAGCAAGCCGAGCAAATGCTCGCAGAAGTGAAGGAGACAATGCTCGCCGTCTATCAGGCAGAGGGCATTAGCGAAACAGAAGTGAACGACCTCGTAGTGAAGGTATCTGCGTCATCACGCCGAAACTTTGACATTGAGAAACTCCGTGAGAAACTCACACCTGCTCTCTTTCGCAAAGTGACTAAGCCAACAGTGGACACACGGGCTTGGGATAGCGCACAGGACAAGGGTGAAATCTCCAAGAAAGTAATCTCAACCTGCGTAGAAGTGACGAGTTTCTTTCGTGTCACCGTCAAGCCTGCGAAGGGCGCACAGAAGCCAGCCACCAAACAGGTAAGCGAAGTCGCTTAGTCTGTCTAGTCTGTATCGGGGGCGTAAATGCCCCCGATACACTAATAGATAACTCCACTACTAGGAAAGGGGCAGAGATGCCAACAGCATTATTACTAAAGACAACGGGCGAAGTAATCCCATTAGAACTAAACAACGAGAACGACCACATACTTATTCGTGAAAGCGTTGGGGGCTGGTTTGACTGCGTGAGAAATCACGAAAGGCGCATTGTCGGTTATGTTCACGACGAAGGGCTACTCATTGGTTTGCCAGCAAATCCAGTTTCGTCGTTTCTCTTTGACCAAGTACTCGCAGGTGACTGCGTTATCGTTGGCTCTTTCAGCGAGGCTGGAGAGTATGACGGAGAGAGCCACGAATTGCCTATTGCGTTTCGTTCGGGTCGTTTCGTAGAAATGGCTCGTGAAATGGGCGCAGATGTAGAACTCAACGAGAAACTAAACGCTCTGCTCGCTGGAGTAGATACAAGTTTCACAGTCAGCGAGTGGACTGAATAGTTATCTATTAGGAGAGTGGTGCGAAGTCCGTGCCACTCCCCAAATGGATTATCTCTAATAGATAACTTTCACTAATAGATAACTCCGAGCCATTCAGGGGGAAGCCCCGCTACCGAGCCTTACAGCCGGGGCTTCGTTCCCAGGATGAAGCAAGAGCAGAACACGGGGGGCTTCCGATAAGTTGGCAAGTCTGTACCGTGACCAGTATTATGACTACACCTAACCACAAGGAGCAAATATGGAAAATCACCTCACACTCATAAACGGCAGAACATCAGACCTAACTTTCGCCGAACCAGAAATTGGAGAAATCCTTGAGACTGGCGCAACGATACTCGCCCTCACGAAGCAGACAGAACGAGTTGTTGGAGATAGTTACGCAAGTTGGGTGACTGTCTGTTACAAGTCTGGAACTGATTACCACCCATTTGTGGTGTGGACTGTTATCGCTCGCCCAGACGGTTTCTCGGCACAGACTGGTGACTACGCTTTCACACTCACAGAAGCGATGGGTTACTACGAGAGGCGTGGTGGCAAGTGACACGTTTATTCTCCGAATACATCGGTGGAACGACTGACTGGTTTCAGTGCCTATGTGGAAATCAGCCAAATTATGACGGTTTCTATTCGTGCCGAAGCACTGGGGAAATTGTCTCACCAACGCTCTATGGAGAGTGGGATGGAATTTCCTACCTCTGTGAGCGTTGTAGTCGCATTATCAACGGAAATACACTAGAAGTAATCGCTGTATGTTCCGAGCAAGTTGCTTTTCGCAATTCCCAGTTTGACTGGAATTCTTACTAACATCTAATAGATAACTAGGAGAACGACAATGAATAAAGTAGGCGAGCGAGTGAGATTCATACACTCATCAGACCCATATACGAAATTGGTAGAAGGTGATGAAGGAATTATTACTGGCGAGGATTCGCTTGGCACTGTACATATCAAGTGGGATAGCGGAAGCACTCTCGGGATGATTCAGAGCGAAGGTGACTGTTTTGAGATTATCGGATAACGACCAGTGTCTCTAATAGATAACTTTTTTTCTAGAATTCGGGCGTTTGTGTCCGTTCTATTTCAGTGGCTTCTCACCTATGGGAAGGACGCTAAAATCATTGGCATAGAAGCCCGTATCAAGTGTGTTGACATGTTTGACTACATCGGCTCGTATAACGGGATAATTGACACCTACTGCTCAATATCCAAAGAGCCACCGTACCAAATTCTGTTTGATGACTACGGCATACCAGATGATGAGATATTCCATTATTTCGCCAGTGTCAGAGAGGTCCTTAAGTACTGCCTGACCACGAACAAGGATGAGTGCTTCCGAATCCACTCATGCCGACTGGTCACTGCCAAAGAGGAGTTGAGTATCTAATAGATAACTTCCAGCTCGACGCAAAGAAGCCCCGCTTGCAACGAAAGGGGGCGGGGCTCCGAACTGGCGCAGGCAGTCTCGGGGAACGGGGGGCTTCCGATAACAAAGCAGTCACGGGGGGCTTCCGATAAGTCGGGCGCAGAATCCTGTGGGTCACTCTCTAATAGATAACTTTACTTGACGGTGGTGGATGAGTTGGCAAGTCTGTACCTGTGGGGATATAGTGGGTCATACCACAACTATCAAAGGAACTAGACATGCCAAACTGGTGCTACCAAAGCCTAGAAGTACGAGGACCATCGCACGACCTTGATTCTTTCGTTGACGCTATGCAAGTGAGCGAACCCGACAAGACAGGTGCTATGCAGACAAGCGTAGAACTGAATCAGATGTGTCCAGTTGATGACAGGACTTTCGCTTACAAGACCATTACCAATGACGAGGGAGTGGAAACGCTTATCAAGACATACGCAACGCTAAGCGAGAACGGCTTTGACGGATACGCTCACTGCGTTGAGATTTGGGGAACGAAGTGGGGTGCATGCCATATTCAGTGGAGTGGCACAAAGGGCAAGTATCCAGTACACATTTACTTTGAGAGTGCGTGGTCACCAGCGAGTGGTCTAATTCAGGCAATATCCACAAAGTTCCCAACGCTCATATTCGGTCTTTCATACACAGAGGAAGCCGACTTCTTTGCAGGGTACGAGATATTCCAAAATGGCAGGCAAGTTGACGAGTACAACGCTGGAGTGGTTACGAGTGAGGAAGCAGAAAAGTACCTTGCAGATTTCACGGCTAAATCGGAAGCCGACAACACCGAAGTACCTCAAGAGAATTGGGATACATATTACGAAATGATGTCCGAAGCAACACAGGCTCGTGATGAGAAACTGGAAATGGCGTTCACTAAAGGCATGAACAACTATTCCAAGTCCTACTCGGCTAAACCCCCGAAAGCGAAGGTGATAACTGCACCTTTCTAATAGATAACTCAATTACCCCCCAAACAAACAAACTAACAAAGGAATAAATATGAGTACCATGATTCAGAAAGAATCCAAGAAAATTGCACTACGCCTACTCCGTGAGCGTCAAGAGCGAGAGTGGTCGCAACAGGAACTTGCCGATAAGGCAGGAATTGACAGAAAGACCGTGAATCGTATTGAGAACCTTCACTTCTCACCGAGCATGGAAACATTTCTGCGCCTATGTAATGCGATGAAGGTTCAGGCACACGAAGTATTAAAGGGCTAATTGGTGTCGTGGTGGTCGCTGTGCGAATCTGTACAGCGACCACACACACTAATAGATAACCCGTCTAGTCTGTACCCTTCCTGATACGATGAAGTCACCACAACCAAAAGGAGTAAGCCATGTCAGAAACCACTGATGAGTTCCAAAACCAAAAAATGTTCTCTGTATTAGAGGACGCTCTAGAACGAGCCATGTATGCAAAGACAGAGATGTGCAAAGAGGAGCCAATGTCCGACAACCCACCGATGTTGCTGGTCGGCTACAACAAAGAAAATGTAGAGGAAAAAACACGCCTAACCATTGGTGACGATGATGACAGCGAAATGCAAATTGGCATGGTTCCACTGATTCACAAGGACGATGTTCGTGAGTGCTTGGTGGACGCTATCGGCGCAATTCCAACCCAAAAGTTTGAGTTCTTGATTCTTGCAGTTGAGGGATACAAGGACGAGATGAGCGAGGACTTGCCCGAAGGTTGGTCAAGGGGTGACTTGGCAAAGGACTTTAAGGAGAATCCTTTCACAACTGTCAGAGAGGGCGTAATCGTCAGTGGCGTTGACTGGGAACACAAGTACGCAATAAACGGCGCATGCACATACTCGTACGATGACAAGGGCGTTCCACAGTTCGGAGAACCATCGTGGTCGCAAGTTGAGATTTCAGAGGAAACTGGCATGATGACATTTATCATGGCGAGTGCGTGTGAGTTTATGAAAAAGAAAATAATCACAGAATCATTTCACGCACTACTGGAAGCAACACCGAAAAAATCAAAGAAAGACAAGGAGTAATAGATAACTATGAGTGACGATGTAATCACGCAAGTTACGACACTTGTTGACAAAGCAATAAACACAATATCGGGCAGAGAGTTGGTAGCGTCAGCCGAAATGGTTGACCTACTGCTTGATATCCGACTACTACTACTAGACACAGAAGCAAAGGAAATAGCATGACAACGCACCTTACGGAAAAAGAAAAAAATAACCCTTTCATGTCAGACTCGTTTGACATTGAGGACCTATCACTAATCACAGAAGCGATAGGGCTTTACATTGACAACAACTCTCGCCTGATGTACAACGCACCACAGATTATGGAAGTTGCAAAGATAGAGGACGAGACAAAGCGCATGATGGCTCTATCACTACTGAAACCAAAGTACGAAGGTCAGCCACTATCCGATGAGGAAGTGGACCGACTACTACTAATAGATAACTTGGTGCTTGACGCTATGGGCGTGAAGGAAGTGGAGAGCGAAGTTGACGGAGTTATCTATTCATTGGAAGAACACCTGAAGAAAAACGGAAAGGAGTGAGTGGCGACACTTCGCCGTTCGGAGCCCCGCTGCAGGTGCAAAAAAAATCAAAAAAAATCAAGAAAAAACCTCACATTACCGGCAGCGATACGTCACGTTCAGCCGGCTGCGGGATTATAGAAAAAAATCGTTTTATTTGACGGTGGCGGATGACTACTGCATGTTTTCATCTGATAGAAAATCAAATTTATAAACATGTACCTTGCAAGTCTGATACTCGCTTATTATGCTGGGTGGCTATAGATAACTTTTATCCAAGAAAGTAGGATTACTATGCAGGCAATAACAGAACAATTCGTTGACAGCGTCAATAAAGAATTATGGGATGAAGCGACCAAGAAGCATAAATCCAAGTTCTCCGTTCCAGCAGATGAGGTCAACTACATAGGGGAACTTATCCGTGGACTCCATGTACTGGCAGTGTGGCAACGAGAGGGTCAGGCTCGCCCACCCGAATCCTTCCTACGGTCTTACTCTGTGCAAGATTTCGTTATTCCTGACCTACTCCAGAAATATCTGGGTAAATCTACGGTCTTGTCGCTCGACGAGGTGAAGCCAGAAAAACGAGAAAAGAAGTGGGGTGCTTTCATTGAGTGGGCAAAACTCCACGAATCAGAACAGTTCACCACCGAACAACTTGTTGAGACATGTGGTTTCTCCTATCCGACCACACTTGAGTATCTACGGATTTCTCCATACTTCAGGAAAATCAAGAAGGGTCTTTATGAAGTCATTGACCCCAAGACCCAAGATAAGTAATTACTTCTAATAGATAACTTTTTCTCCTTTTTCTTCTTCTTTTAAGAAAGAGCCCCGGCCAACTCGCCGACACAGCGGGGCTCGGCTCGGGGAACGAGCGAGCAGGCACACGGGGGGCTTCCAATAACTCTCGCCAGTCAACGGGGGGCTTCCGATAACTTCGCTGGCGCACACTTCGCTTCGCTTCGTGCTTGCCCCCACTTAAAGCCGATACCTCTAATAGATAACTCTGCCTACCTCTAATAGATAACTCTCTAATAGATAACTTGGATACATATATAAGTAGTCACAAATAAATGTTGGCTAGTCTGTACCCTTCCCGATACAGTGGGTGTTGCCATACCAACCACAACAAACAAGGAGAAAGAAATGGCAGATACAGCAACCAAACTCCCCGAGTGCTGGCAAGCACTAGAGGACACACTCAACGCAGGAATTGACCGTGTGATTCTTTACGGACCTTCGGGTATCGGAAAGACTTACGCAGGTCTAACGACTGGCGATGTTGAGGCAGGCGCATACCGACTGGTATGCACAGAGGACATGACCAACATGGATGTTACTGGTGGATTCATGCCAAACGGCAAGGGTGGATTCCAGTGGCTCAATGGCTCGGCTCTAAAGGCTTGGCAGGGAAATGGGGTAAAGGGTGGTCGGCTCATCGTGGATGAAGTTGACAAGGCTTCGGGCGATGTGTTCGCAACACTTCTCTCCATGCTTGATTCCCCTGAATCGGCTTCGTATGAACACCCTGAAAATGGTCAAATTATCCGACCACTTGCAGGATTCTCTGCAATTATGACAACCAACATTGAGACAATGGGTGAACTCCCTACGGCTCTTGCTGACCGATTCCCAATTCGGATTCGTATTGACAAGCCACACCCACAGGCGTTGCTTCGTCTTTCGGCTGACTTGCGTGAATACGCAGTTCGCATGGCTGACGCTGGCGATGACAGAATCTCACTCCGAGCCTTCATCGCTCTTGACACACTTCGCAAGAGTGTCGGTATGGAACGAGCATGCCAGTTGACCTTCGGGCGCAGGGCAAAGCAGATTCTTGACGCTATTGCAGTGGACATGGTGAAATAACCATGTCTCGTCACTCAATTCCAACCTCAACCACAGTGGGGAAAGCCTTCCCTACCTCAATAGATAACTCCGAAAGGGGGTCGGCTCAGGCAGAGCCGACCCTTCTAGGTCGTTCCGACATTGAGCATGGCAAGTGGCATGTAGAACACTGCCGAGCAGTACGAGGCGAACCAAAGACCAATGTTGCCAAGCGTGTTATGTACGCACCTACCGATGATGATGAAAAGGGTCGGGTAATCAGGGCGCACGAAATGATGCACGCAAAGGTATCACCTGCAACCGATATGGATTCGTGGGTTGGTCGGCAAATCGCTTCTGAACAAGCACTAATCGTTACAGAGGAATTGCGTGTCAACTACCTATGCACCAAAGCAGGGTTTGACATGTCTCTACTATCTGACGGAAGTGAAACAGCAGACGGAGAACGCATGGGCGCAACCAAAGACTGGGCTGGTTGTGTTGCTTCGGCAGTGGCAACAGCAGGTACAGGTGGAAACAAATTGTTTCTCAATGGCGTTCGTAGGCACAACCGAGAGTGGGGAGAAATCCTTCTCAAAATCTCCAAGCGAGCAGTCAAAGAAATCAAAAAAGCCGATAAAGAACGGAATCTCGCAAGCACAGAAGCAGACGGGAATACTGGACTATCGCCTATTGGTTTCGCTCACACGGAAAGAATTGCCGAGTGGGTGGACAGGCTTGCCATGTTCCCACCACCACCTGAACCACCAAAAAAAGCAAAAAAATCAGGTGACTCCAAGAACGGCGAGGGTGAATCTCCAATAGATAACTCGTCCAGTGAAGTTGCCCACAGCAATAAAGGCACATCGGATAAGGGAAACAAGGAAGGAAATCCCGACCTTGACAAAATCACTCCAACGGAAGCGACTAGAGGAATCCCACGCTGGTCAGAACTCCGTATTGAGCGTTGCCCAATGCCAAAATACAGCAAGGGTCATATCGGTAAGAAGCGAATTGCAACGAACATGGGTCGCAGACCACGCCGTATGCACCGTCTATTGACCGACCCCTCAATGCGAGTGTTTGACCGTACCGTTCGTGGTAGTGGTGGCATGGTAATTCTTGACGCAAGTGGGTCAATGTCTTTCACCGAGAATCAAATTGCTGAAATCTTGGAACATGCCCCTGGGGCTACTATCGCCATGTACACCGACAAAGGTAACGAGGGAACGAACATGTTCATCGTTGCTGACAAGGGTCGCATGGTTGAGCAACTACCTGACTATGGATATGGCAACGGAGTTGACTTCCCTGCCATTGAGTGGGGCGTGAAAAACAAAGCCCAAAAGAACTCGCCGTTAGTGTGGGTTACAGATGGTGGAGTGTGTGGACACAATGACGGGTTTCACGGAGTACTGGCTATGCAGTGTCTCACCTACGCTCGCAAGAACAAGTACATAATTGTTCCCCACGCAGACGAAGCCATAAAGCAACTGAAACAACTATCAAATGGTGGCAAGGCTCGTAGCGTCTATCCAAACATGTTCAGAGAAGTGTGGCGAAATGCCAACGGTAGTGAACTTCCCTACTCTGAATAGATAACTTCTCGCCTACCTAGTTACCCCCATTACTAGGTAGGCAGAGTAAGTACCTACCCACCCGTTCGGTCTTTCTCCTTTCGGGTGGGTAGTGTGCTATCCCCTAATAGATAACTAGAAAAGGAAAAAAATGAGCGACTACGACACACTTGATGAAGCACTAGAGGACTTGCAAGACAGTCTGCAACATGCGATTCATGTACTCCAAGCGATTCTTGACGATGTTGAGGAAAATGGATACGACCAAGAGAAAGCAAAACTGGATTACGAAAACATAGTATGCAACGAAGGCATTGACTTTATGAGTGCATTAGAATCGTTTGCATTATTCTCTCCAACAAAATAGTTCCAGTAAATACTAATAGATAACTCTAAGAAAAGAGAAAAAAATGAAAAAGAAAAAGAAGCAAAGCAAATTGCGAAAGCAAATAAACGAACACTTAGAGTCAATGGGCGAGAACGCATTACTCATGGACGGGTTTGATGAAGCACTAATCGGATTCTCTCAACGAATAAACGAACCTTTATTGGCAGTTTATTCTTGGGAAAAAATGATGGATGTCTGCATTGAGCGTGACGGCATGGATGATGAGGAAGCAGAGGAATACATTAGTTACAACTGCATAGGCGCATGGGTAGGCGAGCAGACACCGATTATTGTTATGCCAGTTCTTTACTAATAGATAACTAACGAAAGCGAAAACTATGAACTATGAAGTTATCTATTGTGTACTATTCGTGACCCTATTGGGAATCGCATTACACACTCACACACTCACGCTCACACTCGTACAGTTGATAAGACAGCGTGTACCAGTTGTATCTCTAATAGATAACTCTCTAACGCTCTACGCTCTCCCTAGAGGACGCTACGACAGAACCAATGGCTCGCTCTATCGTGCGCACAAGGACGAACAGGGCAGACACAGCGAGAGCCTGTGGGAACGACAACGCCCACGAAACGACTTCGGCACTGCGCAACACTCTGGTCACGCCAAGTAAAGAAAGCGAATAAATCACAGAAATTCCCACGAAGCCGAACAGAGCCCCGCCGAAAACGGATTTGCGCGGGGCCTTTTCTTGAGAGCTAGCAACCATTGAAGAATATTTAGAAAATTGATTTAATTCTCTTCTTGATGATTTACCGGACGGGGGAGGGGGTCTCATAAAAACTCCTTATTTAATACGACGGTGGTGGATGACCTTGGCGGACTGGGTTGCTTAATTAGATATCTTCATTTTTTCTAATTATTTGATGGACCCGCTGCCGGCTCAAATCAAATACATCTGCGATTTCCCTCAGGGACTTACCGGCAGCACGCATTTGATGAATTTCTGAATTTCTACTTATGTCTGTGGCAGGACCAGGCTTAAATGGACCCCACTGCCAATTAGGAATTTCTTGAATTTTCTTTACTCGGTCTTCTGACAATTGGTTTTTACGATAACGCTGTCTGATGTAACCAACCCATGCACCTAAAGAAATATGATTTTCTTGAATTTTTTCAACATGCGCAGCGGGAATCTGGGAATTGCCTTCTCTCTCAATGTATTGGGAGAGAGCTTGTGTGTATGTGATAAATCGTGTGTTGTTGTCCATGCCGATAACAATAGACGAACAAGTGTTCGCCCTTGACACTTCCCCCATAAGAGGTACAAATATATTTATTTTATAGGTTGACATTTTAAAGCTCAGTAGATAGAGTTATTGAGGACCCAGATGACTATCTGTCATTTGGCGTTTATTGGCGGTTTCTTACCGTGGAGGAAGACCTATGACTAGAAGCGTTATGGCAAGTATCAGCTTTGAGTTCAGTGAGGAAAATCTCGCCGAATTTAGAGACGTGGGTAAAGAGGACATCTCGGACCAAGACCTTATTGATTGGGCACGAGATACCTTTATAGATGACATCCACAATTTGGTTAAATTTAACCAAGTCCTCTCAGCCGTCCAGACGAGTCTCTGGGTAAACACTGGTTTCCCTCATGAGCACCCGGTTGTGGACGTAGAAAAAAACTAACTTTTTTAAAGATTTCTCGCTCCTAGCCAGGCGTCTGTCGGGGACAACTGGCTGGGAGTGAGATTCAAGGACTGGGAGCTCAAATGCAAGAATACCTATTAATTGAAAAAGAAGAGAAAACCAAACTTGTTCTGGCAATGCGTCTTGCCGAATCAGCAAAAATCACATACGGTGCCGCCGCTGCACTCGAGGTGATTTCTGAAAAAATCGTAAATTTGATGCCGGCCCGGAACGTTATTGAATTAATAAAAGAAATAGAAAATAACCACACGAGCGCCATCTCAGAAAGCTGAGTAAATTACCAACATGGAAGAAAAAAACAATAAATACCAGTCAGTCCGCGGCAGCGATGCATTTGAAGAAATGCTAAAAAAAGAAAAGATGAAGCCAGAGCTCATAGAAGAAGTAATGGAAAAAATCGCAGAAACCTCCGAAGAGGTCCATAACATCATCTTCGTTTTTACCGATAATGATGTTGCGGTCACAGGCGTGCATGTCCCTAGGTCAGCGCTTAATGGCGAAGACGGTCCAGTCATATTTAAGAATTCTAAAGAAAACTCTTTGACTGCAGCCTTTTCACGTGAGTACATTGAAGAGAGAATTCAAAGGGCCGATGATGTGGGAGAGAGAGCGGGGCTCGGCAGCGTTATCGCCGACCAGGTCTGGATTTCCGAGTTGGAAAAAATAGTTGAAGAGGTTAGAATCAAAATCGAAACGACCCCTCCCAGGAGCTGGGACGAACTACTAGAAGAGGGTGAATAATGTTGACGGTGGTGGATGAGCTCGGCAATGACGGACCACGTTGGTGGCAAGAGGCTGCCAAGGTTGTAGTTTGTGAAATTTTTAATGATTACTCGCTCGAGAAGATTATCCACCATCTGGATTGCCTCGAAGAGGAAAGTCAAGAAATGCGAAAAAATGAAGAAAAAGTTATCTATGCGGCCGGCCAAGTATCTCGAGAATCTCAGAAATATTTGTCGTCCCATTTCGACGGGATGCTGAATAACTTTAAATTCTTTACTTCTGATGGCGCTTACTGGGTTGATGAATGGCGTCAGCTCGGATGTCTAGCTGCAGCCGCGGGAATCAAAAATGGCAATTTTTTAGCAATATCTGAAGACCTGGTAGCCGGCAGCGCGCATCCAGAAAATCATAAAAAACCAAGAAACTCCGCGTCAGCTGAATTCGATAGTTGGATGGTGCGCGACTCAATCCTCGAGACACTAATCAAAAAACAAAAAGATTACGGTCATGAGAACATCTCAAGGTTTGGGCGGTATGGACTATTAGTCCGCACGCACGACAAGCTAGCTCGATTAATAAACCTACAGAAAACAAAAAATACCCCAGAGAACGAATCGATAACAGATACGTATACTGATATCGTCGGCTACTCCGCAATCGGCATGATGCTCGAGCGCGGATGGTTCGGATTACCACTAATCGATTACTAGATAAATCTAAGAAACAAATAACTACTAGACAAGCCTCCGTTTATATGACGGTGGTGGATGATGGAGAAAGTAATGAAAGCATTAAAGGCGGCGCTTCTATTTGCCGTAACTGGAGTTGCCTTATCTTTTGCTAGTCAAGCAAAAGCGAATAATGACTGCCACCCTATTATGTTGGCTTTTTGGTCTGCCAATAGTCCCTACCAGCCTGGGATGGCTCCACTGTTTGACGAAAAGTGTAATTTCGTAAAGTACATAGCAGTAAGTGGAAATGTTTCTTTTGTTGCACCTATGCCGAATGCTGCAACTACAACAATTCCAGTAACAACATTGGCGCCCAAAAACAAAATTGATACACCTAAACTCAAATCAAAAGACACGCGCCCTGCCCCAGTGATAGGGGCCCCAATAGCTCAAGTAATACAGCCAGTTATACAAAAAACAATAACCACTACAACAACATCAATACCAACAATAACCAAAAACCAAAAGGAGACTACTGTGTTTGGCCTAAAAGAAACAGAATTTTTTATAATCTTAGTTTTATTTATCCTTGCATCTATCTACGTCATTACTGCACAAATGAATCGTTCGAAAATGGCCATAATGCGTTTTGAACTAGAACGCAAGGAAAAAGAATTCAACTTTGAATCAAAATCATACGAGTTGCGAGAACTCGCAAAAGCAAAGATAAACAATGAACATGAAGTTGCTTTAAAAACAATCGAAACAAAGAATGTAGTTAGTCAGCTTGAATTCACAGAACAGCAGTTGCAAAACGAACGAAGCCATAACCTCGAGCAACAGCGAATTAATTCCAGCAGCGCCGACAAGATGCTCAGCTACATCATGCCAATCGTTGGTGGTCGTGACCAGCATGAGCTTCGCATGGCTGAAATAGCAGCAGGCAGTGGGCTCGGCTCCATATTGCCACACACAATCACGAACGCAACAGTGAAACTACATACCAAGGACTAGTTTCATGGTTAGTACACAGAATTCCAATCGACCAAGGAGAACATTATGGGCATTGTATTAGGCACAATAATTTATAAAGCTGGTGCGCGCCGCGCTAATAAAAAACGAGATAAGCAAGAAAGAACTCGAAGCGAGAAGAGTGCCAATAAGGCAATGCATGAGTACTACAATGGCGACACGTCAGCCATGGAGGAGTATTATGCAAATCGATAACCCTGAAGAAGAAGACGCCCTCGAGCAGCGCGCAGAATTCGAAAGAAATTCGATTCTGGACGACCAGGACCAGATGCAATACAAAATGGAGAATTCTGTAGAGAACAAGAAACCAGACTACCTTGGGGACTTGGTCACCAAGATTGGCGCATCCGGTCTTGCGGCAAACAAAATTATGGAAAATTTAGGAATTGCTTACAATTGCATTCAGCTCCCTGAGGAGGAAGACAATGAGTTTTAAACTTCTTTTTTTACATATTTTGTTCCTGGCCATCTGGGCCCTCGACTCAAGGCAGCTTGATAAGGCGCGCATCTGGCGGCGGTACCAAAGAAACGTTAACAATCAGGAGCGCGCGCACCGCCAGGAGATGTCGCGCATCAACTCTACGTATGTAGACCTGACACACAACGTGAGGCTGCGGCCGGCACCAGCTGCAGAAAAAGAAAATATTTATGACGTCCAAAACGAGCTCTGGCCGGATATGGCAAAAATGAAAGAAAACAGAAAAAAATGGGCGTACGATGCCGGCCCAAAGTTCGGCTACACCAAGGCTAAGCGCGACGCGTTCTACACGCAGATGCGCATCAGCCGCTGGGGCTGGGGCTCAAGCGAGGCCGGCAAGTTCAAGTAAAAGGTAGCCCGGGGGAATCAACACCACCTACCACAACGGAGACTCAACCCCGGGCCTTGCTTCTTCGGCGATTGGGGAACTGTGCCAAAGGAAGCCCCGCTACCATAGCACGTGCTTTTATTATTTAATGCAAATATTTGTTTTTATTTAATAGCCGGCTCGAGCTCCCGGGGAAAATAAAAAATTCCCAAAAAATACCCTCTAACCGGTTGACGGTGGTGGATGACTACTGCTAGGGTGACCACCCATCTAGCCCAATAGGTCTAGGTATCAATGTGACGTCACAATCGCTGAAATCTACACGCCCAAAAACACTTTCCAAAAACGGAAAGTCTGATGGACGACGCCCGCGATAAGTTGGTACAAAATCAAAGGTTTTCCCCCAGACCCCCTTTCCAAAGGGGGCTTCTTCTTTAACCTACTACGTTCTTTCTTTACGTAGTTATTAATGTACTAGTTAACGAAATTAATCCTTTCGTAAGGTTGAAAAAACAAAAACCGTTTTTACCATTTTTGGTACTTACTTTTTTACGTTCACTATTGACGGTGGCGGAAGAGCCCGATAGGATTCACCCCATGGGGAAGCGCGGTCAATCCGAACACAACAAGTCAAAGACAGCTGCAGCTAAAGAAATACCAAAAGCACAAAAGCTAGAAATATTTGACTTCTGGAAACTAACGTTCAACAAGTCTCGAGTGAGCATGGACGTCAACAGAGAGAACGCAATAGGTTGGGCTATCTACACCTACGGCCTGGAAGCATGTAGGCATGCAATCCTGGGTTGCGCGGCATCAGCCTTCCATATGGGACAGAACAAAGCCGGCAAGACATACAACGGGATAGACTTAATCTTTAGAGACGCTGAGCATGTCGAGATGTTCTTAGAGCGCTATGACAAGTCGACAGATACAAACGCGCGAGATGAATGGATTAATAATGGATAAAGCTGAATTAGCTAACCTAGTTGACCAGGTCTTCGCCACGTACAACCAAGAGCTCCCATTAGATGACAAGAGCCGCGTACAGCTCATCTATAAGTCCTGGTACGACTTACTCCATGACCTGAGCTACGCAGACTGCAAGGAAGCCTTCCTCATATTGGCTACTACGTCCACCTTCATGCCCAAGGCAGGGGAGATAAGACGTTCCACAATTAATAGGCATACAAAAATAGGGGAAACAGATGAACCCATTATTGCTTGGGGTAAATTCCAACGGATAATGGAAGATGCCAACGCAGGTGTGATGAACCAGCAGGAGCTACAGGAGGCCCTCATACTCACTGTGCGCAAGCTGGGTGCTGCCGGCGCAGGGATGCATACCAATGGAGACAGGGAACACTTCATCCGGGTATATGAAAAAACAGTGATAGAAATAGAAGGAGAGAAATATAAAGTCCCTCTCCGAATTGAGGAATAAATGTTTGGCTTTTCTATTTGGCAATTATTA